CCATTACTAACACCTCCCTCCTCCTCAACTTCACCAACGCTGGTATCTACGATGCCACAAGTAAGAATGACTTGGAGACGGTGGGGAATGCTCAGATAAGTACGACACAGAGCAAGTGGGGTGGTAGTAGTATGTATTTTCCTGGTACGTCAAGTGATTTCTTAAAAATACCTGCATCTCGGTTTTTTAATCAGCTTTACAGCACTTCTCAGTCTTTTGTGTTGGAATTTTGGATTTATCAAACGGCATATGGAAATCCTTCGACTCCTTTATGTTGTAACATTGCAAATGTTGCTCAAGGTTGGCGACTAGATATTGACAACACTGGAACAATTCGATGGGTTTCTAATGGAGCAAACACGACTGCTACATCCAGCATTAGCTTGAATGTTTGGACATATTTTGCATTTGTATGGGATGGGTCAAAAATTTACGTTTATAAAAATGGAAGTTTGGCTAATGCTGGTGGAACTACAACATCATGGACTAACACTAGCGATAATTTGAATATAGGTAAAGCGGGGATTAGCGGGTATGAATTTCCATTTACTGGGTATCTTAACGATGTTCGACTCACCGTTGGCACGAACAGGAGTTACACAGGATCTTCTATTACCACACCAACAGCAGCGTTTCCAACCTTATGAGCTTAACTATGTACTGGACTAAAAACGGGTCTATCCCATCACAAGAGACAGACGGCACAGAGGGCTGGCAACAGGCACCAGCACCACCGACAGAGATTCCTGAGGGTAAAGAGTTGGTATGGCTCAACTGGGAATGGATCATCCGTGACCCTAAGCCACAAGACCGTGAGGGCTACCAGTGGAATTGGCAGCACGACACAAGAAGCTGGGTAGAGGGTAAGTGGGGCAATGTGGAAACAACGGCGGAAACAATTCAGCCTGAAGAGATTCTTGTTTTGACCACGGATCACATAAGCAACTTAACAACTGCCCAGTTAGTATGACATGTACGGTTTCAGCGCCTACGCACAAACACCTTATGCGGCAACCGCAGGTGCTGTTACACCTCCAAATGTAGGCACAGTCAACGAGTCTGCCACAGGCGCAGATAATCTTGAAGCTCTTTTAGCCGCACAGGCGGACCTAGCCGAAACCGCAACGGCTAGCGATTCGATAAGTTCAGTATTAAACATCAGCGCTCAGGTAAGCGAAACAGCAACTGGCGCTGATAGTGCATCTACGGCGGATGTGTATGTAAGTGTTATTGACGAGTCTGCTTCTGGTGCAGACAATGTTGATGCGGCAAGGTTTTCAGTTGGCGTTGTCGATGAGTCGGCAACAGGCTCTGATCAAATATCGGCCACATATACGTTAGTTGCTTCTGTTTCGGAAGTTGCTACCGGCGCGGATTCAATCTCTGTTACGTTTAACGGCACAAGTGTTGTTAATGAATCTGCCACGGGCGCGGACGCGGTATCCATAGCAAACGATGTTTTTGGGGTTGTTAACGAATCAGCAACGGCATCGGATGATTTATCCGCAGGGCTGCTGTACTTAAAACAGATTGTCGAAGCTTGTACGGCGGTTGATGCGGTTCTTGCAATACACCTGCTTGGTGGGATAATTGAAGAGTTAGCCTCTGCGGCAGATCAAGTATCCAACATTGGAAGCTTTAATGTTACGGCTAGTGAGTCTGCTTCTGCTGTGGATGCCGTCGCGGGCGGCGGGTTGTTTAATGTAAGTGTAACGGATGCAGCGACTATTGCCGACCTGGTTTCGAGCGGGTATCTTTGGGTAGAAATTAATGATACGCAAATCGCAAACTGGACTAACATTAATGTAGGTCAAGTGTCGCCATGGCAGGAAATAGAGCCAACACAAATGGCAAATTGGGAAACCATTGATATAACATGAGGTAAATCATGCCCATCACTAGAACAAGTTTGTTAGACCTTCCGATTATTGAGACCGATACCGAATCTGGCTCATGGGGCGATGCAATCAATAATGGCTTAACGCAGTATTTAGATATCGCAATCGCAGGCATAACGCAGTTAACGGGGTCAAATTTCACAGGGTCGCCGAACTATGACCTAACGCTATCGCTATCAACAGGCGATGCAAGCGCAACAAATATTGACTACGACAGCGCCCAATATTCAGCAATAAGGGTAACAAGCCTTAATGCAAACTCAACAATCATTGCACCGTCATCATCACGCACATATAAAGTTATCAATGCGGATAATACGTACACATTAACAATAAAAGCCACAGGCCAAACAGGTGCAACTTTAAACCCTGGTGCATCAGCAACAGTAGTGTTCAATGGAACTGATTATGTAGCACTTGGTGTACAAGCAGCGGCAACGCTTACCGCAGGATCGCTAGTAAAAGGCGCTGGTGGAAATTTGGTCACGCTTGCCACAGCAGGCACAGATTATGTCGCGCCGGGGACCGCGACTACATTCACAGCCCTACAATCATTCAACGGTACAACATCAAATCTTGCCCAAAATTTAATCAATTCTACAGAAACGGTCACGGTTACAGCAGGGTCAGTACCGGCTGTATTAAATTACGACATAACAACTCAATCAGTGCTGTACTACACAGGCGACGCGTCATCTGATTGGACGGTCAACTTCAGGGCTTCGTCAGGCACATCAGTAAACTCAGCATTGGCGACTAACCGAGCAGTAACTGTAGCGCTATTAGCCACACAAGGGGCAACGCCTAAGTACAACAACATTATTCAAGTTGATGGCAACGCGATAGTACCGAAGTATCAAGGCGGTGTAGCATGGACTTATGGTAACGCGTCCGGCATTGATGTGTATGTGTATACAATTATCAAAACAGCGTCAGCAACCTACACGGTCTTAGCATCTCAAACCCAGTTTAAGTGAAACTGACATGCCGAATATTCAGAGAATAGGCTCAGCAAGCGCAAGAGGTTTTGGGTTTGGGAAGACCGGCGCTGTTTATTTTAGGGACGTAACCGAAACGGCTTCCGGCGTAGACAGTGTAACAAGAGTAGTAACTAATCAGTCGGTAGTTCAAGAAACAGCATCAACAGCAGACGTTACAAGCGTTCTTGTTAACTATATAAATAACGTCGTTGCAGAAACAGCCAGTGGTGCTGATGCGGTTAGCTCTGCTCCGGTCTATATATCTACGGCATTAGAAACAGCATCCGGCGCAGATAGCGTTTCAACATTAGCAACAAATAACATGTCGGTTGCAGAAACAGCGACTGCAACAGATAGCCCAAGTCGTACAGGCACGTTTAATATATCCACGAGTGAAACAGCAACAGGTGCAGATTCCACGGCATCGACGCGTGTAACGTCCGGGATTATTAGCGAAGTAACGCTAGGTTATGATGATATTGTAGGTGCAAGGATTCTAGGTACGTCGATATCAGAAACATCATCCGGCGCTGACTCAACAAGCTCTGAGTTTGGTATTAGTTACTGGATGTCGTCTTACTATGGTAGCGGTACAAGTTATTACCAATACGCCTTAAGCTCCGCGATAGACTCTAATGATAACGTGTATATTTCGGGCCACGGGAGCACGGCAGGCGTTTCAGGGGCGATGGTATTGGTTAAGTATGATAAAAACGGCGTGTTGCAGTGGAAAAGGATTGCAAGCGGAGCTGGTAGTTGTGTGGGCTATGGAGTTACTATAGATAATAATGGCAATGTGTATTTAGCAGGCGGTTATGAGGATTCTAGCACTTCAGGGACCCAAACACTTCAGCGAAAAGGCGTTATCATAAAATACGATTCTTCAGGGACAAAATTATGGGATACAGTATTTTATTTTACTCCCGGTACGCAAAGTAATGCATCAGTAAGAATAAACGCAATCACGGTAGATAGCGGAGGAAATGTTTATACAACTGGGACAGGGGGCTATACTTGGACAGCTATCTTTGTTGCAAAGCATAACTCATCAGGCGTACTGCAATGGATGAAGGTTTTAAGAGGATCAGTTGGGACGAGCAGTGTTGCTACTGGTTTTGGGGCTAGTATAAAAATAAATTCATCAGGCAATATAGTTATAGGCGGAACTTTGCCATTTAGTCTTGGCGGTGCCGCTTATTCATCACCAATGATAGTTATTTATGATACATCAGGCAATTTATTAACACAAACACGTATGGTAGATAGCAGTGGGTCCGGTGGAACTAGAAACTCCGGATTTTATAGTGTTGCTTTTGATGCTTCGGATAATATTTATGCAACAGGTGTTATTGGGAATGGTGTATCAAATGGTAATGGATGTATTTTATGTAAATATGATAGCAGTGCAAATTTATTATGGGCTAAAGAATATTACCCAGCAACGACATCAATAAACTATCCGGGGCTCGGCGTAACTGTAGATAGTTCAGGAAATATATATGTATACATGTATTACGCTAGCTCAGCAGATCAAGGTATATTATTTAAAACAGATTCATCGGGTACAACGCAATGGATAAGATATATTGATTTGACTAACGGCGAGGTAACTATATTTAACTATACCCCAAGTAACGTGCTTAACATAAACAGTGAAAATGATTTATGTCTAGCTTATATAGGCTACTTAACTTCTAATAGTCAGTCTATAGCTATGGGTGCAAAATTACCAACAGACGGTTCAAAGACAGGGACATACACAGTTGGACCGGCAAGCGTTATTTACGCGTCGAGAACGCTAACGGAAGCAACATTGTTATGGACTTCTCAAGCAGCATCTGGCACAGAGACCGCCCCAAGCATTACAGTGTTAAATAATGTAATGATAAGCTACAATCCGCCAGAATCTTCAGCAACAACATACATATAGGCCAACCATGTTTGATCTTCTATCAGGCGGCTTATTAGGTTCCATATTCGGTGGCCTCTTCAGGCTTGCACCGGAAGTGTTGAAGTTCTTAGATAAGAAGAATGAACGCGCTCACGAGTTGAATATGTTCCGACTCCAGACGGATCTGGAGAAAATGCGTGGTGAATTTAGAGTGGAGGAACGGTATGTGGATTACTCTATTCAGCAATTGGACACCATCAAAGAGGCGTTTAAAGAGCAGGCTGAAACGGCAAAAGCTGCTGGCTGGTTTGTGGCTGGAATATCTGCTCTTGTACGTCCCGGCATCACTTGGGCATTATTTTTTATGTACGCGACAGTTAAAGCGGCAGCGCTTGTTATGGCGTTTCAAACTGGCGCGAACTGGACAGAAGTCGTAACTCAAGTCTGGGATGAGGATGATTTTGGCATCTTTACTATGGCGCTCACATTTTTCTTCGTTAGTAGGCCGCTGGAAAAATATCGCAAATCGTGAATGAAGAGGCAAAGAAGCTAGCAAGAGATGTACTCATCAAGCCCTTTGAAGGGCTGGCTAAACGCCTGCCTGATGGAACCGTAACCTCTTATCCCGACCCCGGAACCAAAGGACATCCGTGGACTATTGGTTGGGGCGCAACCGGCCCTGATATTCAGCCGGGAACTATTTGGACGATGGCTCAGTGTGAGGATGCTTTAAACCATCACATTGAATACTTTTATGCAGGTGTTTGCAAACTTAGTCCAACACTTCCAAATGCCTCCCCCCGACGCATTGCCGCAACAGTAAGCTGGGCGTACAATTGTGGGCTAGGAAACTATAGAGTGTCCACGTTTAAGAAGCGCGTTGATGCGGGAGATTGGAATGGTGCAGCCGATCAATGTATGTTGTGGAACAAGGCAAACGGGAGAGTTCTCCTTGGGCTTACTCGCCGCCGTGCCGCAGAAGCTGCGTTGATGAGGTGACCCGTGCCACTTAAAAAAATACTGTTCAAGTCAGGAACGAACAAAGAAAACACAAGATACACCAATGAAAATGGTTGGTATATCAGTGAGAAAGTTAGGTTCCGGCAAGGCACGCCGGAAAAGATCGGCGGATGGCAGCGTATCTCAGGAGATACATTCCTTGGTATATGTCGTTCGCTGTGGAACTGGGTGACGTTAAGCTTTGATAACCTGCTGGCTGTTGGAACAAACCTAAAGTTTTATATCGAACGCGGTGGGCAGTATTTTGACGTAACTCCTATACGTGAGACAGCGACACTTACAAACCCATTTACAACCAATATTACTGCCGGTACAGCTAACAAGGTATTGGTTACAGATGCTTCTCATGGTGCAGCTACAGGAGATTTTGTTACTTTTAGTGGCGCGTCAGCGGTTGGGGGGCTAACACTCAACGGTAATTACCAAATTACAGTCCTTACGGCAAACACATACAACATAACGGCGGCTTCCAACGCCACTTCTGTAGCCACGGGTGGGGGTACGGTAACTGCTAAATATGAGATTCCTGTTGGCCCAGGAATCCAGGGCGCTGTCACAGGCTGGGGGTCCGGAGGCTGGGGGACCGGCGGCTGGGGTGTTGGAACCGCAGGCACGGAACCATTGCGGCTGTGGGTAACTCAGAACTGGGGCGAAGATTTAATATTCAATTACCGTAGCGGGCCTCTATATTACTGGGACGCAACAACAGGTGTATCGACACGAGCCGTTGCATTAAATACCAGCGGCGGAACAGTATCGTTTACAGCAACATCTCCAACACAACTAACACTCAATGAATCGCTACTGGCCGAAGGTACAGCGGTTAAGTTCGCCGCCACGGTGTCGATGCCCACTGGAGTAGCGGCTGGCACAACATATTATCTGCGTAATGTTAACGGCGCCACAGCAAACATATCGGCATCACCGGCAGGAGCTTTGGTCAACGCAGGTACAACTGGATCAGGCGTTTATATATCTGAGTTAGTTGATGTACCAAGCAAAGTCAACACGATGCTTGTATCAGACACGTTCCGATTTGTAATTCTGTTTGGTACGACAGAATACGGAAGCGCCGTGCTCGACCCTATGTTGATACGCTGGTCAAACCAAGAATCGCTGGTGGATTGGGTTCCTGCTTCGGCCAACCAGGCTGGGTCGTTGCGACTATCTCATGGATCAGAGATTGTTGCAGTACAACAAACTCGACAGGAAATTGTTGTATTTACAGATTCGTCAATTTATTCGCTCCAGTACCTTGGCCCGCCGTTGGTATGGGGATCGCAACTTCTTGGTGACAACATATCAATTATCAGCCCGAATTGCACCATCGTTGCATCAGGTATTACTTACTGGATGGGTATTGATAAGTTTTACAAATACGACGGTCGTGTTCAAACACTGAGATGCGATTTGCGCCGCCATGTATTTTCTAATATCAATCCATCCCAAGTGGATCAAATCTTTGCTGGCACGAATGAAGGGTTTAATGAAGTATGGTGGTTCTACCCATCAAGAAATTCCACAGTAATTGACCAGTATGTGGTGTACAACTATGCCGAAGATATTTGGTATTACGGCACTCTTGGCAGAACGGCATGGAGCGATTCGGGCCTGAGAGCCTACCCGCAGGCTGCAACCTATAGTAATAACATCGTTAATCATGAGTATGGTGTTGACGACAACACTTCGGGTACGCCTGTTGCAATCAACGCTTACATTGAATCAGCAGAGTTTGATATCGACGACGGCCAGAACCTGGGATTTGTATACAGGATTGTTCCCGACATTACATTTGACGGGTCAACATCTGAATCGCCACAAGTGACAATGACCCTGATTCCCATGATGAACTCGGGCTCCGGATATAACAACCCTGAGTCCTTGGGAGGGCAGTCTTACGCAACCGTACAAAGACTATCGACGACAACCATAGAGCGTTTTACTGGCCAAGTCTATGTAAGAGTGCGTGGGCGACAGATGATATTTAGGATTGAAAGCAGTGATCTTGGTAGTGCATGGCAGATCGGGTCACCGCGTATCGACATCAGGCCGGACGGTAGGGCTACAGGACAGGGCGCATGAGCGAACTAAAAAACCCTGCGGTCCCAAATCTTCCTCTTGCCCCAGAAGTATGGGACGCACGGTATCAAGATCAGTTCGCAAACGTTTTGCGCTTATATTTCAATAGGTTACAAAACATTACTCAGAACTTACTTGGGCCCAATGGCGGACAATATGTTGATTGCCCAAATGGTTTGTTCTTTAATACAGCGGATCAAACATTTGGCGCAATTAATACAGGGTATCCAATTGTATTTAATGCGACCTACCTAAACAATGCAGTTGCATTACAAGCAGGCAGCACTTCTAAGATTGAAGTGTCGGTAAGTGGTGTGTATAACTTTCAGTATTCGGGCCAAGTAAAAACATCCAGCGCATCAGATAAAAACCTTTATCTGTGGATTGCAAGAAACGGCGCCAACATAGGTTATTCAACCCACGCATGGACGTTTCACGACAATAATCACTATGCAGAAATAAGCTGGAACTTTAATATTGATTTAGAGGCTGGCGAGTATATTGAGTTATATGCATCGGTTGATAATACAAACATCAGGCTAGACGCAGAAACCGCAGCATCGCCACACCCCGGTATACCTTCGGGCGTGTTAACGGTAAACTTCATAGCACC